CTAAGAGGACAACATGAGCCAACACGACTTTGATATTGCCAACCAAACGGCCTCTAATGCTAGGTCTGACATTAACAATGCATTAAAAGCACTAGCATCTTTATCTAGTGGAACATCTGCCCCATCCACTACTTATGCTAACCAACTTTGGTATGACACTACAAACAATCAGATTAAGAAGCGTAATGAAGCTAACTCTGGTTGGGTTGTCTTAGGTACTGTTGATGATACAGCAGGAACCTTTTTACCTACAGCAGGTGGATTACCAGCAGGGGCTGTTCAAGTCTTTGCTATGAACTCTGCCCCTAGTGGTTGGTTGTCATGTGATGGTAGTGCGATATCTCGTACAACATACTCAACTTTATTTAGTGCTATCAGTACTACCTACGGTACAGGGGATGGTAGTACTACCTTTAATTTACCTGACTTACGTGGTGAATTTATTCGTGGTTGGGATGCTGGTCGTGGAATAGACAGTGGTCGTACCTTCGGTACAGCACAATCAGATGCTTTTGAGGCACACAACCACAATGTTTCATGGACTGCTGCTGAAGGCGGGTCAGGTGCTGGTTCTCGTGTTGAAAACTATAATGCTGGATACAATAACCGTGTTACTGAAACTGTAGGTGATGCGAACGAAACTAGACCCCGAAACATTGCAATGCTATACTGCATTAAATACTAAGAGGTAAACATGGGATATCAATTAGGAACACGTAGCTTACAAAAACTATCAGGTGTACATCCTGATATGGTTGCTGTCGTTAAACGGGCAATCGAAATCTCAGAGCAGGACTTCAGTGTCCTTGAGGGTATTCGTCATATTAACCGTCAGAGAGAACTTGTAAAGACAGGTAAGTCTACTACAATGAACTCTCGTCACCTAACAGGTCATGCAGTTGATCTAGTGCCTTATCCTGTGTCGTGGGACTGGGAATACTTCTACCCTATTGTCGATGCTATGAAGGCTGCTGCTGAAGAACTAGACATTGAGATTACCTGTGGTGCTGACTGGAAAAACTTTCCTGATGGGCCACACTTTGAGTTGAGTTGGAAGGCTTACCCAAATGACTAACGAGAATGAATCTTGGCACTTATCTAAAAGTGTTCCTATCTCATTTATCCTAGCAATACTGATGCAGACAATAGCTTTAGTGTGGTATGTCTCTAGTCTTGACTCTAACGTAGAAGCCAATACAAGAGAAATAGCTAGGCATGAGCTACGCCTTATGGAACTAGAGAAACTTACTCAGTCACAGGCTGTCATGTTAGGTCGTATTGACGAAAACATAAATTCTATTCGTAAGTCTGTAGAGTCTATGATGAGAAGTAGAGCTAACTAAAACCCGAAGTCATTATGCCCGACTATTAGGGGATGGTAAATGTTAGACCCAGTTACGATCATTGGTGGTGCTACAGTCGCTTTCAATGCTATCAAGAAGGGCATTGCTGTCGGGAAAGACTTGCAAGATATGCACGGTCAGTTATCCCAATGGGCAGGTGCAATGTCAGACTTAGGTCAGGCAGAGAAACAAACAAATAATCCACCTTGGTGGAAATCTTTAAGTGGGTCTGTAGAAGCTGAAGCTCTAGAAGTTTGGAATGCCAAACGTAAAGCAGAGTCCATGAGAGAAGAGCTACGTCAGCATATAAGTTTCATATACGGGCCATCAGCATGGGATGAATTAGTCCGTACTGAGGCAAGAATACGTAAAGAGAAACGAGAGCAAGAATACCGTAAGGCAGAAATTATACAAGAGATAATCACTTGGACTGTGACTATCGCACTGTTAATTGTTGGTATAGGTATTCTTGGTTTTATAATCTACTTGGTAAAATGATTAGGAAGAATAATAAGTACTACGTTTATGATGACAAGGGTAAGATACTTATTATTACTAGAAGTAAAAGGATAGCACAGAATGTCTATAACACCAGAGTGGCTAGATAAGTGGCGCATTTGGCCTCGTATGATTATTACACTCTATGGCTTTGCTTTCTATAAAACGACAACATGGTTTATGGACTTACCTGACCCTACAAATGCTCAAGCAGGGTTTGTGTCGGTTATCGTAGGTGCAGGGGCAGGTTTCTTTGGGATATATGTAAATGGTAAGTCGTCTGATAATCGTAGTTCTACTAACGTCAACGTTAAGTAGTTGTGGGTTAACATCCCTAATTCCTACTGGTGGGACTAACGTAGCTGCTAACACACAGCTTGGTAAAGAGAATAACCAAGGTGTAAACACAAGCATTGATCGTAGTGTAAGACCAGTATTACGACCAGAAGGCCCAGTAGAAAATATACAACAAGATAATAGTACTACAAATAATACTGAGATTGACCCCCTGCTATTAATACTATTAGTATTGGGGTGGTTAGCCCCATCACCGTCTGAAATTGGAAGAGGCTTAATTAAGCTATTCAGACGTAAAGAATAAGAATATCCATACTCTGCATAAAACTAAACCCCTGAATCCTTAGTTGGACTCAGGGGTCTTTTTGTGTCTACTCTTCGGATAGACCTAATTTGTTCATACACATTGCCGTACCTTCATACAGCATTTCTATATCCTTCTCTACTTTACCTATACGGTATAATGCCCAAGCATTAAATCCCATACTTGCAATTAGTAGACCTTCAATTACACTCATTTGCGTTCCTGTTGTTGTATTAATGCTTCTAGATACCATCGGGCTTTCTTAAGGTCTTCTACTCCATTCTTGTATCGCCATCGGTGTAAGTACTTGGCTACATTCCCACGGTAGTATCCTGTCAGTTCTTCATCGTTAAGGAAGTCTTTGATGTACTCAATACACTCAATAGCACCAGTACCATAGTGTGCAGGGTTGTTTACATTGTCGGGCATCTCACTTCCACTTATCATAAGTTCTCCTTGTTACTATAAACATCTTTGTAAATCTTTTCCATATCGTCATGACCTTTATCATAACCAACAACATGGCCCATTACAAAGCCACAAATAGCGATACATACACCATAGAATATTGTTTCCATCACAGGTTCTCCTTCATAAAAACTTTCACCCACTGTGCGCAGATGTCGGATCGTATAATGTCATCTACACCAAACTCAATGATCGGCACAGGCAACATATGCTTCTTTGCTAAGTGAATAACCTTAGACAGACCATCAGCTTCTTTCAGGTCTGACTGTTGTACATCACCATTAAGTACTATAGTGGTGTCTTCACCTACTCGTGTCAAGAGCATCTTAAGCTCATGTGTCGTTATATTTTGTGTTTCATCGACAATTATGAAGGCATTATCGAAACTACGCCCACGCATAAGTGCAAGAGGTGCCATTTCAATATTACCATTCTTGATTGCAGTTTCGACAGTTCCTTTCCCAAGATGTTTCTCCAATACGTCTAACACAGGTAATGCCCAAGGCATTGTCTTTTCCTGTAAGTCACCTTTAAGAAACCCTAACTCTTTACCTACGGCAACGTGAGGTCTTGTGATGACGATCTTATCAATTTCTTTCGTCGTGTAGAGGTCGGCAGCATAAGTCGCAGTAACATACGTTTTCCCAGTCCCAGCAGGGCCAAGGATAAAGACCTGAGATGATGCTTTAAGTGCATCTAGTAACTCCTTTTGTTTTTCTGTTTTAGGTACTATACCAGAAACCCTCTTAGTTGCAGCACCCTTGTATGTTGTTTTTCGTCGGGTACGTTTAGGTTTTTCGGGAAAGTCATCCATTATTTTGTCGTCTCCACATTAGTTCATGGATTAACATTTTTTGTTCATATTCTGACATTATTATCCAATCACGTATCTCATCAATAGTACGCTTACACCCCACACAATAGCCATCTTCTATGCGACAAACTAGAATGCAGGGTGAAGGTATTTGACCTATGTTAGGTCTACGATTTCGCATACGTCACCAGAACATGCCATTGTTTGCATACCTGCTGTATTATCCTCCTGTTCGTAGTCAGATAGTTTAGACCAGTCGATCTCTGTAGGCATTAACGACAACAAAGCCTCATAGTCTGATTTATCGCAGTCCTGATAGGGAGCTTGCTGATATGTGTGGTCACTATGCGGTAGGAATGATACACCTGACATCTCGTCGAAATGCTCATACACAAAAGCACCTACAGATACCCACTCAGAGTCACGTACTGACACAGTAATACTAGGTTTATGTTCGCACCAGTGTCGTTGATACGTAAGCCACATCTCTAGTTGTTCAATGGCAGTCATGTCATTACGTGTTATTGCACCTGCTGGAGCTTTCTGTGGGAAGCTAAAGACCGTTGTATTGTCTGGCTTCATTACGTCAGGCTCGTTGGGTACACCCTGATCCACTAGGAATTTCGTAAGTGGGTCTTTATTGTCTCCACGCACTGTGCGGATGTAATAAGGGCTGTGACGAGCATGTATCCCACTAGCAGAATCAACAAGTTGGGAGACAGTGCCACTAGGTTTGACACAAGTGATAGCAGCAGAAGGAGGGATACCAAGGCGCTCAGCCCAT